GCGAAAAAGGAAAAATGTGATTATTCATCAAAAAATGGTGGAATTGTTCATGGAAGAAAAAAAATCATCAATATTTGATGTAGTCGATTATCTTCAATGGGGCTTGCGTAAACTAAAATTAAAAGGGGCTTTTTCTCTTGTATCGGAAAAACCACAAAATGATGCAGCACCTAGAGAAATTTATGTCCAAGAATATTTGACAAAACTTAGCAATTACTACAGCCAAAAAGTATTTGGAGTTCTGTGTAAAGTTTGGCCCGACGAATTGGTGACTAAAGATGAATTCCACAAAATAAGAAGGATAAGTGAGATGAGATTCACAGAAAACTGCCTTTACATAAATGATGACATGGCAAAATGGTCAGCTCAAGACATAAGAGAAAAATTTACAGTAATAATTGATTGTCTAAGATATTATAAATGCATTTCTCAAGAGATTTATAATGCTTTAAAGTTTAGTATGGAATGCTCAAAAGATATTGCGCTTTTATTCGACAGGAGGATTCAAGAGCCAACAACCTTTTATTCAAGAGATTCTATAATAAAAAAAGGAGTAAACAATGTCGGTCCTGAAGATGAGCTTTCCACATCATATTCTTTAAGCAAAGCTAAATTAAAAGAACCAGGTGAAGAGTTTTTAGATAAATTTGCTATAGTCAGAATGACCCATGGTTGGCCTCAGGGTTTGTTACACTTTATATCAAGCTTTTGTCACGGGTTAACCTGTTTGGCAACTAAAAGATTCTTAACAACCAGATCTTCAAATTTTAATCACACTCATTTCACTTTCCACAGTGATGATAAGAATGTGTCTATATCTTTCAAGAAGAAACCACGAACTAAAGACATTCATTGGATCTTAAGTGTGAATCAAGTAATACCACTCTTATTTAGTTTGAAACAATCTGACACCAAGAGCTCTTGTACATACCTAGGAAAAGAGATCAATGGCAGGAGAATAAGAATTAGTGAGATGGTAAGCATATACAATGTGGAAGGCTCAATTTATAATTCATGGCAGAGACAAACTTCAAAAATTAGCACTTCATTCACATTCAACAATTTCATTGACAATCATAGAGCTTTAATTACAAGATGCTGTACGATCATGACTGTATCAAACATGATATTGCTCCCAGAAGTCATTTATGGAGAATGTTTGAAGTTTTTACGGAATTATTTTGGAAGCCCAAATTTGATACAATTTAACACTATAGGATGGGGAGGAGACAAGTATGCTTCAATATACGAAATTTGTAAGTACGGATTTGAAGTCGAAAATGTATCTAGAATGTCATTAGATAACCCATACAGATCTTATAATAAATTTCAAATTCTTTTTCCTTTGACTTCTCATCCCATTAGAATAAATTCTAAGCTCCAGAAAAAATTCCTGAATGACAATCTTAAATTATATATGATGGAAACTTCAGAGACCGATGATGCTGATGAGGTGAAATTGTATGCTAAAGAAAAGTTCTTAAAAATAGTGTCAAACAACTCTGGAGCTTTCATCGAAAAGGCCAATGCAGCTTTCTATAATTTTTATCGTTCAAAAAATTATGGAGGTTTTAAGTTTTTCAGACAGGGAAAGCTTTCTTCACTTGAAATGGCCACTTTAGAGTCTTCTTTTGATGCTCTTGAGTCCTTAGAAAAAAAAGAAAAATTAACTCTTGAAGATATCAGCAAAGTCAGATTGGAAGACGAAAGCGACAGTTTTGATGAAAGAATGGTTTCATCCAAAGTTGCGTACACGTCATTAAAAGCACATTTGTCAAAAACTTGGAGTGTTGATGAAAATCTTGGACATCCAATTTTAGGGGGACCTGCAAGATTCAGAATAAGAAGCGTTTATAACATCAAATCTGATTTTCAAGAAGCCCTGAGTTTAATCAAAGATCCTGAATTGATTAGAAAAAGTCGCCATTATAATGATAATTTTTATAAGCTAAAAGAAG